ATCACCATTAGTCGGCTAGAACTTCGCGGGGTGCGGCCGAGCGGCGGGCTTGGTTGTAAGCCGAGACGCGGTCGTTCTTCCCGCGGGAGCGAACCAAGTCGATGCTTTGCTCACTGGCGTCATAGGGCTTGTAGATGCCCGTGGTCACCATCTTGAGGGTGTCCTTGCCAAGACCCCCGTCGCGCAGGATTGCCTTGGCGCGTTGCACAGAAACCCCGAGGCGGATCGCCGCGAGGTAATCCTTGCGGATCGCGTCGATCAGGCTGCGGCGGGCCGCGTTGGAACGCTCGTAGCCGTCGATCACGTCGCCGGCCGAGCGGGTGCCTTGGCTGGTGAACTCGCGGTTGAAGAGGGCCGAGGCATCGCGCATCTCGCGCATGAAGCGGGAAGACTTGAACTGGAGGGCCTGCTGGGCATCGACCGAGGAGACCCGCTGTCCGGCCACCACGCTGCCAATCTCGTTGAAGAGGTTGTAGGCGCGACCCGTCTCGCTCTCGATTCCAAGGGCGGCTTTGCCGATCCTCTCGGCACTGTTGACCGTGCCAGGAACGAAAGGATCGTAGAAGATCTTGCGGGCCACGTTCAGACCGATGTTCGCTCCGGTGTCTTGCGGGTTGTAGACTTGGCGTCCCGCCGCGTCACGGTTACGCATTACGTCCATGATCGCTCCGGCGAAGATTTGCTCGCTGGTGAAAGGATCGAGAGCCTGGCGCACCATGCTCATCGTCCCTTGCAGAAGGATCTCGTCGGCGCTGTCGGCGTTGCGGAGCGATCGAGTGAAGGCGACCAGCGGCTTTTTGAAATACTCGTAGGGATCGAGGAAGCTGATGTCGACGAAGTCGACCTCACCATTCTCTTTGCGGAAGAGGAGAAGCTGACTGTTCTTCTGCCAGTCAGGCAGGAAGCGGCGAAGATCCTCTTCGTCCTCTCCGGAGATTCCCGCCATTGCCATAGCAGCAGAGCCGACAGCGGCGGGGAGAAACGCTGCGGTTGCCATGCCGCGAACACGCTTCCAGCCGATCGCTTCCAGTTCTTTGTTTCCGCTGGCGCGGCCTTCGGTGATTTCCTGATTGGCCAGCTTCATCAGATTGTAGGTCGTGCGGATAACCTCACTCGTGAAGGTCACAAACGGAGCGATGAAGGGGAACTTCTTGAGATCCTGCACGATGGCCGGAGCCAGCGAGTAGGTCCAGTGGATGTCGCGGGCGATCTCGGCGGCTTTCTCTTTGACCTTGTTGTCATCCCAGTCGGGATAGGCTTGGCGGTATTTGTCCTGCTCGGACTCGTAGATCATCACCTTGAACCAGTCGTCACCCGCCGAGTAAGTGCGCGTGGCAAAGTCGGCCACCTTCTTGAAAGGCTCGGCCACCTTGTTCCAGACGACATCGCCGAAGTCGGGGCTTCCGGCCTTGCGGCTGGCGGTCAGAAGGTCTTCAAGGAGTCCGGTCGTGATTGACTCACCAACAATGCCGCGGCGGATGTAGTCGTCGATCTTCACCCGCCACTCGGCGCGGCTCATGTTGCGGTATTTGTTGAACGTGTTGGCCAGCACTGTGTCAGTCGAGTTTCCGAAGCGGCGAGAGAAGTCACCGCTGGCGATGTCGCGCAGACCCAAGTTGCCCGTGGCTACGAGGTTGAGGTAGTTGCCCAAGTAGTTGCGGATCTGCGAAGCCACCGATCCGACTGTCTTGGTCGCCATCGAGATACCCGTCAGCTTCATGGCCGAGCGCAGCCACCAGTAGTGCTCCTCAGTCGAGCCGACAGGGAACATCTTGAAGAGACCTTCGGCCAGCATCGGGTGGGCATACATGCCGCCGAGCGGGGCAAGCGTCGGGTTGTTCTCGGTCGAAATGCGGACGTAGCCGGGAGGATGACGGGTGTCGTCTGGATTGTTCTTCGCGCTCCAGAGCCAGCCTTCTTGGATACCCAAGTCGCGCAGTTCTTTGAGGAAGTTGTCGTTGGCGATGACGCTGGAGAGCTTCATCACCGTCTTGGCGTAGTTGACGCTCGGGTCTTCATAGCGTCCCCAGAGGGCTTGGATCTCCGGCGCGATGTTGCCGCGCTTGTAGAACATGCTGAGATTCTTCTGCCCTGGGACGCGGCCGGAGAGCACCTCGATCGTCGGGGCTTCTTGGCCCACGGCCAGATAGCCTTCGAGGATTCCCTCGACTTCCTCTTCGGTAATTGATGCGTTGGCCATCGACTCGGCATCGGCTCGCGAAAGTGTCCGCCCCTCGGCTGCGGCATCGTCGATCAGTTCGGCGGCTTTGTTTCTAGCCAAGCTGACGTGGATATACTTGCGAGCCGCATCCATGACCTTGGCGTTTTTACGCACGCGATCAGACCACTGCGGGTCATCGAAGATGGCGTAGCTACGATTGAGATAAGTGCCGAGCGCCTCGTCGACGGTGATCGCCAAGTCGCCGTTGACCAGACCCTCGTTCGGCAGACGGCGCGAGAGTGACTCGATGTGCGCCGACATCTCGCGGATCGTCGCGGCCAATTCTTCAGGCAACTGGGCCAGGGCTTGAGGTTGCTTGGTCTGCTTGAAGTTGCGGCGGTTCTCGCGGATATACTGGTCACGCTTCTTGGCCGCTTGGTTAGTCTGCCCGCTGGCCCGCATCTGCTCGATCTCAAGTATCTGCTGCGAGGTCAGCGGGTTCTCCAAGTTACCCAAAGCCGTGTTGATCGTTTCGAGCGGCGGCGTCTCGCCCTTGTAAAACGTCTTCATCTGACGCTGCAAAAGGCGGGAGAGTTCTTGAATCACCGCGATATCAGCTTTGATCGCCATGCGGCTGGCGCGGTATTTGTCGCCGGCTTGTTTATCGAGAAGCTCGTCGACGGCAAACATGCCGCCTTGGGTGATCTTACCACCCGTCGGTGTGTTGCGTGTGGTCGAGCGCCAGACGCGACCGCGTGCCCTGCTCTGTGAAACCTGAACCGTGTCGCGTGCACCCTGATCCGTTGTTACGTTGTTATTACGGCGCTTCGTGCGATAGACCAGCCGAGCGTAGTCGGCGTCATCTCCGAGCGCGTAACCGTTTTGCTTGAGCCATTTAACCCACTCGTCTTCAGACAATGTTTTCCATGCTTCGGTGAACTCGTTCTCCTCGGCGGACGGGGTCTGTGGTTTGATCGTCTTGGTCTTCGCCGTCTTGACCGCCTTCTTCACCTCCGGAGGTTTCGGAGGGGTTTCTTTTTTGGTCTCAACCTTCTTTGGGGTCTCAGACTTCTTCTCCTCGACTTTCTTGGTTTCGACCTTTTTGGGGGGAGTCGGCTCGGCTTTCTTCTCGGGCTCGGCAGCTTGTTTGGCTTGAGCCTTCTGCTTCTTAGCCGCTTGCTTGCGCGCTTTGCGGGCCGGAGCCGTTTTGGGGTTTGAGTTCAGGCTGCTCCACTCAGCCAAGAAACGATTACGCTCCTCGGTTGTGCCGGCCAAATTCTCCTGCTCGATCCGCGCATCGATGAATGACTGGATCTCTGCCAGCTTGGCGAGTTCATCAGCCATCGCCGTGCGGCGGACTTCGGGGATCGTGTAGTCGCCCAAGTTGAGATCGGCTCCGGAGTTGGCGAAGGTGACCATCCAAGAATCCTTGAAGGCTTTGGCCAGAGGCGAGTTGGGATCGGCTTTGACTCCGGTAATGAACTGCACCAAGGCGTCCCAAGCGTTCCTCAAAGCCCCAAGCATGGTGACCTTGCCTTTGCCCTCACCGAACCCGAGGCGCACCATGAGATCGGCGAGTTCAGGGTTGCTCGATACTTCGACAACAAACTCATCCAGGTTCTCCAGCGAAGCCAGTGAGCGATCGGCATCCAGACCCAAAGCTGGGTCGGATAGATCCACAAGCTCTTTGGTGAGTCTTGCTACATCGGCATCGGTCGGCTGGTCAGGCACATTCAGTTTGCGGTCGCGGGCAGCGCGAATCACCGTCTCGCGGCGGATGCCTTCCAAGCGGTCGAGAGCTTCCTGCTCCACGCGGTTGAGTGGGATCCGGCGGGCGACTTTCTCTTTGAGAACAACATGCTGAAGCTCGTGCAGCATCGTGTTGACTGCGCTGTCACGGTCATGGACGGCGTCCAAGTTGATTGAAATGTTGTAAGCCCCGCCGCTGCCAGTGGTCAGTCCGGCCCAAGAGGTATCAGGGCCGAAGCGTCCGATTTGAATCCCGACGTTGTTGAAGTTAAGCCCGCGGCGGGCCAGCTTCACAAACTCCCGTGCGCGGAGAGACACGTCACGCGGCATCGATCCGGACACGGCCACGCGATCCAAGAACGTGCTGGCATCCGCGAATGCGCCACTTCTCAACAGCGACCCCAAGTTGTCACGGGCGGCATTGACTGCGTCCCGGTTAGCTTGCTCGGTGGCAAGTTCGGCTGCGGCTCCGCGCAGCAAGTCCAAGCCCGAGCGGCGTGCTAAATCGGCAACAGATGCCGCGGTCGATCCGATTGCTACGCGATCAGCCGATGCCTCGGCAGGGTCGCGTTCGTTGAGGATGGCTTGCCGAGCACGATCAAGCTCGGCATCGGAAAGCGAAGTTAGCTCCGCGTCGGTTAGGCGGGCAAAGGACTGGACGAATCGTCGGGTAGTAGCTCGGGCTCTTGCTCGGACGGCTTGGGGGTCAAGAGGTGCTGGAACGCCAGATCCTCCATCACGCTGAACGGGGGCTGTCTGAACAGTTCCGGCTGCTCCTTGATCAGATCCGCCCACACGGTCTGATCCCCGCTGACCGCTCGTTCTTGCAGTTCCGCGGGCAACTGATCGAGAAGCTCCGGATAATACTTCTCCAGGGCTCGTCCGGCCAGCAGTGACAGCACCATCGGTGACGGCGGCGTCTCCTCCTCCTCTTGGGGCGTTAGGGTAGATGTCTTCATAGTTTAGTTCTCCTGATATAAATCGTTCAATTTCAAGGGCTCGTCTACGTTGAGCCGCTTTGAGTCTACTCTTTTGACCATAAACTGTCTCCCCTTGTTCATTTTCCAAGAACGCTCGGTTCCTGAGAACAACCTCTAGGTCTTCGTCAGCAAGCTGAAGGATGCGGTCGCGGCCTTCTTCTCTGGCTTCGATAGGGTCACCTTTTGGTTTGTTTGCTTTCTCTTCCTTTTTGGCAAGCTGCTCGAAAGGAGAATCTGAAACATCCTCAGTGCCGGATTTCTGGATGTCTCCTGCTTGGTCGCGTTGTCCGATAGCTTCTGGCGGCTTGGCTTTTGTGCCTTGCGGAGCTTGAGCCCCACGCTCGATTGGCGAATTGGCCGCGTCACGACGGATGGAACGCTTGGCCGAGAACGCTGCACGAGTGGCGATACCGATAGGGTTGAACCGCCCGAGGCGGCGATAGCGATCGGCCACTTGGTTGATAGCGCGAACCACCTCACCCCGTTCCCGACCTTTAAGCCCGTCGGTAAATTCTTTTTCGAGGATCGTCTTGGCTTTGTTGAGCATCCCCGCCGTGCCCTTTTCAATCCGGCCGAGGATTTGCTTCTCGATGTCTTCACGGGATTTTCCGGAGAGGGCCTGACCTTCCAAGAAATTCTCTAGGTCTTCAAAGGCTTGCTTCTGCACCTCGTTCGGGTTCTTGGTCAAGCTGCGCTGTGAAGTGCCAAGTTTCTCTAGCGACCGCTCGGGACTTTGTTGCCGCACGCTGCCGAGAGCTTTTCCCGTCAGACGATTGACCCGCGTTTGAGCCGAGCGAATTTCTTTCGATCCGCGCACATCACCATAAATCGAGGAGAGTGCTTTGTCCTTGGCTTGCGCCAGTTCTTCAGCCCGCAACTCGGCCAAGACTTCGGTTAGACGTTTAGCAATTTGATCGCGACCTTCATTGCGGAAAGGCGCACCACGGCTGGAACGGGCAATCTTCTCGTAAGCCAAGACGATCTTGTCCTGGGCAATCTGCTGGGCCAACCGCTTCTCTTCGTCGTTGAGACCCGAGTTCTCCAAGAAGTCCGTAGCTCGCTCAAAGTCATTTTGGTAAAAAGAGTTTTCGACTGGGTCGAGTTTCTCGATATTGCCGGCCACGCGGCGAAGCTGCTCCTCCAGCGGACCGCCTTGCCTTGTCTGAGCACCTTGGCGACCGGCTTCACTGGCGGCGATACGCTCGGGCGAGTTGCGATAAATGTCGTCAAAAATCCATAGCCCCTGTTTGCGCGACTTGCTGCCCTTTGAGGTTAGTGGGCGATCCACTGAGAAGTCGGCTGGCGTTTTCCCACGGCGATAAGTGCGCCCCCACAAATTGACCGCCGTGACGATGTTCTTACGGCCACCTTTCTTGTTGCTGACCGACTCGACCTGGATGTCGGGGTTGAGATCAGCCAACTGGTCGTCCGGCACTTCGACCCCCAAGCCCTCGTTCATCTGGAAGACCGTCGTCAGCGGAGAATTGGTGAACTTGCCTTTGAACGTCGGGATGACTGTGCCCTTTTCGCCCTTCTTGTTAAACCACCTCACCAGAACGGGGATCGGCCCACTGCCCATCCGGTTGCTGATCGTCGTTTCTTGTGGAGCCCCCGCCCCCGTAAATGGAGATCCCAAGGCTTGCCCAGCGGAACGCTTGTCCGGATTCGTTCCGAGCAATTCACGCATCGTCTCCTCGAAGGGACTGACAAGTGGGCGCGTATCAGCATCAGGCTTCGCCAATGTGACGCGGTTGAACTGTTCTGGTCGTAATTCAATTCTCCCCTGCGCGGGTCCGATCGGGCCGCTGGCGCGGGGACTTAGTTTCGAGACATAGAAAATTGCGTTGCCGTTGTTACGCCGTCCGGCAAAAACCGCGGTGCTTTCGGTGAACCCCTCCTCACCAGGTTCAGCGCCGAGGGAGGCGATGCTGACGCGGCTTTTTCCCTTTTCCAAACCGTCGACAAACGACTTGGCTTCATCCGGCCCACGCCCAATGGCGCGACTCCAATCGAGCATCCGTTGGTTTTCGCGTTCGCGGCGGGAGTTTTCCACGGCAATACGCCGTTCCATATACTTCAAAGCAAAGGGACTTTGGCGGCGGCGTTCTTCTTCGGTGTATGCATCATCGATAGTCCGCGCCGACTCTTCGGCGGACTTCACGGGAACATCGATACCGAGACCTTCCTCAAGCTCCCGAAGTTCCGCTGGAGTATCGAGTTGATCCTCTTCATCAATATCCTCCTCGGCAGCGTTCTGCTGTTCCGGCGGAGCATCTTCGAACTTGCCCTCGCTTATATCGCTTAGAGCACTTTCAGCTTCATTGATGAGCCAAGCATTGTTCTCCCCCGCAGCGGCACGCAGCACCACGACGTTCGAGCCGTCTTCAAGAGTGTTGCGAGGAGCAGCAGGATCCAAATCTTCCGGAGGGTTAATCGCCGCCCAGACACCGGAAGCACTTTTTCGCATTGTGATCCCATTAACATCGACAGGCTGAGACCACTGCCCAAGCAAAGCAGCGCCGGGTTCCGCTTGATCTTCTTGCTTTTCTCCGCGTTGAGGTAGCTCCCGCAGCTTTGCCGCCGTCTGCGGAGCCAGTGCTTCGATGACACTACCAGCCCCACCGAGGCCAGCACCAACCGTTGCGCCAGCCGCAGCAGCGATCCGGCGCTCGCGCTCGGCTTCGGGAGTCCCGATTACTTCCTCGATCGTCCGGTTCGGATCGGCAGCACCGAGAGCGGCTTGCTCTAACCCCGTCTGCACATACTCAGTGCCACCTTCGAGACCCGCCGCAGCAGGGAGCCCGACACCCACGCTGCGCCCCACGCGGCTTGGGAGTGACATCTCTGCCGCTCCGGCAGCAGCCCGTCCCGCCTTAGTGAAAGGCTTGAGAAATTTTCCGGCAATGAAGACTTCACCCAGCGTATCGAGCGCGGCACCGGGAACCGCAAAAGCCGCCGCGGCTGCGGCGTCACCCTCACCCGTTTCTTGTGCGATCTGACCAAAGCTACCACCGGCAATCTGTCCGAAGTTGGCAAGATAAGCCCCAGCGATTCCACCTTTAGTCGCGGCGGCTCCCTCGGACATGAGCACGCCTTGAGCCACCTTTTCCGCGACTTCTTTGCCGGCTTGTTTGGTAAGTTCCCCGCGAGCCGCGATCTCCGCTGCCTTGCTGGCGAACTCACGTCCAGCCATCCCCGCTGCGACACGCTTGCCAATCTCATTGGCGACGACTTTTTTCGCCACCGTCTTGGCCGCAAAGCCACCGATACCGCCGCCGATCGCCGAGACAAGAAGCTGGGGAAGCTGCTCGCCAATCAATCCAGCCGCATAAGTAGCCGCGTCCCCCGCGTCCTCGATCTCCTCAAAAGGATCCCTGACAGAAGCCTCGCTCTGCGCGGCCTCCTCCATCTTGCGGACGTAATTCTCCAGCCCGTATTCCTCGATTCCTTCCACCCCGAGGCTTTGTCCGATCATCCCGAGGAGCCCGTATCCAAGTGCTTGGGTCTGATCGACGCCGCGGTCGATGCCGATGCCGAACTCTTCGCCGAGGGAGCGTTCAGGCGCGGGGTTTAATACAGCCCCCCTAATGGTCGCTCTTGAGAGAAAGTCTTCTACCGGAACGACTAAATCGTCGTCCTCTTGGACAGTGGTAGGGGGGCTAGTAGGCGTTGAAAGACGGTAGAAATCTTCGACAGGGACAACTACGTCCTCGGAAGTCTCGGTTGCTGCATCGTCCTCAAGGTCATACCAAGCCATTAGTAAATGTAGCTGTTAAGATGTTATTACGCAACGCGATCACTTGGAGTCTTCGTCTTCTTCGGACCCAGTCAACTCGTCCGTAAAGTCTTTGAACCAAGACCCTGAAATCGGCGTGGCAGTTCCAGGAACAAACAAAGAACTACCGACATCTTTCGTTGACTGGTAGAGAGCGGAAGCCGCGAGGTTGTTGGCTTTTCTCAAGCCTTCGACTGAACCGCGAACCATGTCTTTTGCTACCTTCGCAACGCCACGACCACTGGCATCGTAGCCCCGTCCCTCCAGACCTAACATACTTCCCTCTTCCCCGCCTTCACTCGGAGCGACCGTCGGCATTTCATACTTAAATCCGCTGGCGGGAACTAGGTTCCCACTTTGAGAAATAACTAGAAGCCCAGGATATTTTTCCGCCAACTTTGAAACGCCTTTATTGATACCCGAAATGTTTACGACCTCTTTCCCATCGGCGTCTTTTGTGACGAATCCCCGGAAAAATTCATTCATATTCAAAACAGTTCCTTCTTTAGAAGGAACCGCAGCGAGACGCGGGGCCAAACCAGCAAGTTTGTTCTGCCTCTCAGCCAACATAGAATTGATTTGATCGCGATCATACACTTGCCCATCCGGAGCAGTCCAACGACCGATCCTGCTTGCAGCTTGAAGTTGTGCGCTCTCATCAACCAAACTGAGCGCGACATTCAAGTCGTTCTCCGGTTCTGCAACCCCTGCCTTGACTAGTAATTGCTGCGCCTCTTTATCTCGTCCAAGCTCAGTCAGTCCTTTGGCTGCGTTGACCACGTCACTAATTTGTTTCACATCAAAGGATGGGGTTTCTGCCGCCACACCCCCCATCCAATCACTCGGCTGAACCCCTCGCTTTTCCGAAGCGGCTTTTTCGGCGATAGCTTGTGCTTCGGCCAAAGTAACCCCAAGCACGGGCGCATAGTTCTCGGCGAAGCCGCGGGTGTATTCGTTGACAAGGTTCTGCCGCATTTCTGATTTCATCGGGCCATCAGTGCGGATGGAAAAGTCCCGATAATCGTCGGCGAACATTCTCCACGCTTGTTGCACCAACTCCGGCGGCAAGCCCTGGGGTTGGGCCGCTTCACTGACGCCAGAGGATTGCCGCTGGGCGATCTCCATCTCACGAGCTTGTTCTTGGCGGACGCCACTGGAGTCTGGAAGATCATCAAACAAAGTCCGGTTGGTTGGTGTCAAAAGATCTAGCGTTCCCGCATAATTTTTATCTGGGGCAGGAACATTGCCGATATTTGCTTGGGAGGTTGGCCCGGGCTCTACTGACGCAAGCGATCCTTCAGGTATTGACGCAAAAATTCCTTGAGCCGCCCGCGAATTGTCGTCGACCGGCGTCATCTGCATCTGCTTCCAACGACCGCGTGCCTCGTCGTAGATATCGTCGATATCATCGCCTTGTTTGCGCCCGTATTCTTGGGCTACGAATTGTTCAAAAGCAGTCATTAGTCCCCCGTAAGTCCGGTTCCTAGTTTTTTGCTGCCCCCGCCACCCGGCTTTAAGGCTCCGCTTTGGTAGGCTTGAATAAGACTTGCAACCCCGCCTCCGTAACGGCTGGATGGCGCAGCCGGTCCCGCAGTAGCTCCACTGGTCTGCCCACCACTAAGACCGCCCGATTTCAAAAATTGACGACGGGCATCGATTTCCTCATTCATCAGCTTGTAACGACTCGTGAGCATTTCCGAATCATAAGCAAGTTTTTTGAGATTGAACTCGGCCTCGGCCCGTTTCTGCGGGAGTAGAATTTGGGCAAGCTCCTGGTCCAAAGCCATCTTCTCGTTGGCACGGCGATTCTCTTGCGCGTTGTTAAAAGCCTCCACAAACGTGGCCCCAGGATTCCAATTCCACGGCGGGGCCGCGGGTTCGAGGGCCATTTTTACGAGGTTCGGGTCTATGAAAGAGGATGCCATAAATTAAGACTTATTGAACCAAGCATTGTATTGAGGCCCGCCTTGCGCCGCCGGAGTAGACAGATACGATCCCCCACCAAAACTCCGCCCACCCATGTTACTCCAGTTCTGACTACCGAGGAACGAACCCGCCAAAGACGAACCTGCTTGGAGCGCGGAACCCCAAAGCTGGGCCGATTGCATCGCCCCCGCGTTACGTTGGGCCGCTGAGATTACGGGAAGGTTTGCCGCTGTCGCAGTGTTTCCGCTAATCAGGCCAGCTATAGCCTTCATAGCTTCTGTGTTGTATGCAGCCTCTGCATTCATAGCCGCAACAGCAGCGTCGGTTTTTCCCCCAAAAATATTGCTCTCAAGCCCAAGCCGCGTTTTATACACAGAGTCGGTCGCGCCCGTATTTGTTTTATAAATATCACCTGCCACAGACAATCCCGTTGAGAATGTCTGCCCCGCGGTTCCGATGCTGGTATTGAATATGGTATCCGCCAACCCGAGTGTGTTGTTATAAATGTCCTGGGTTGCGCCCATCCGCATACCCGTGGCGCGGATGTTGGCGTCACGGGCGTTTGCATTCATAGTGGAAGCTAGAGTCATGTCTTGGCCGCGCAGCGTATCGGCAACCCCCATGTTTGCTCCAAAAAGCCTGTCGAAGGTCTGCAACCTCTGCCCAGAGGCTTCCTGCACCGCGCCCAGACGCTGATTGCGGTCACTCTCAGCAACCCCAATTGTTGAGTTCAACAAAGCGTTTTGTCCGGCACGCATTTCGCCGAACATGTTGGTTGCGGTGTCCTGGACGCCTGCAACGCGGGTGTCGTAGTTGAGTTTGCGCTGTTGCTGGTTCATGTCGAAACCAGTCTTCATCAGATCAAGCGAAGTCAGACCCAAGTCACGGGCAGTCAGCCCACGCCCCATCTCGCTGGAAGCCCCGAACCCACCCTGCAAAGCACGCATCGCGCTGGAACGTGCCACGTTCGCTTGCATGTCAGCCGAGATCCGACCGCTCATCATCGCGGCGGCGTTTTCGTCGGCCAACGCGGAAAGCTCTAGCGCCCGAGGATCGGCTTCGGCTAGAAGCTGCTGGCGGGTCTGGAAGACGCTTTTGGAGAGAGCATCCAATGTGGATGTTGCATTTTCCGGAGAGATGAACTGCTCGAATTTCCCAAGCGCGGCGTCGGCTTTGGCTGTGAATTGATCGCCAAGCGACATCGACTCGGCTTTTGCCGCGTCTATTTCGGACAACGATTTTTCTTCGTAGTCCGTTTTTGTTTCCGCGACCCTCTCAAGAAATTTATTTTCGGCAACCGACTCGTCTTCGGCCAGTTTGGCATTCAAAGCATCCTCAAACGAGGAATAGCGGGAGATTTCTTCTCCCATGTCTTTAGCATAACCGGCATTAAGTTCCTCAACAGTTGTTACCAGAGTCCCGAGAGCTTTTTCAACGTCCCCGTTGAACGTATTGACTAAAGCACTTGCGCTGTTAATCAGATCTTCATTAAAGATGCCAAGGTTGTTCCAAAAAGTTTTAGTTTCTTCGTCTGACGCTGATCTGAGTTCGTTGGCGTATTTGTCGACTTTTTTTAGTGTCCCTGCTGTGATGCCGCTAACATTGTATTGAGAAATCGCCCCCTGGAGTTGGCCCAGCCCTTCAGCCAAGATGTCTTTGATTTGTTTGGTGTTGATGCCACCGCCACCTCCACCTCCATCCGGCATAAATAGACCGCCAATAAATCCAGCACCCGCGCCTATGCCCGCTCCCCAAGGGCCACCTATTGAACCACCAATAGCGGCACCTGTTCCTGCTCCTGCTAAACCTCCTGTTAAATTAGCCATTGTATGCGGTTATTACTATATCATCGAAACTGGAGAATGCGACGGGTGTGGGCAGCACCGCGGTTTCCTTGGAAACTTTGTTGGGCGATCTGGCCAGCCAACATCTCCTTGGCCTTCTCGATGTGCGGGGTGATTTGCTCGCCTCCGAGGAGGATACCCTTAGTCGCCTCGTAAATCGCTTGGTAGTTACGCAGATACATTCTCTCCGAGTCAGAGGCGTGGGGGATAAATCGGCGTTTGGCCAAAATCCGGACAACGGGGACTTCGGTCGGGAGGGTGATCCAGTATTTGCGTTTGAGGAGGTTGTCGGCCGGATCGATCCCCTCGCCGCGGTCCACCGCGCCCTCGCGCCAAGTATCATCAGTTTCGCGATATCCTGTCCCCCCGCGGATCCACTCATTGAGTCGATCGTGCACCGGCTTGGGATCGCCGTCGAAAGACATGAAAAGGATTGTTTCGACCTCGCGAGGCAGGAAGAACTCACCTGTCGCCGAGACCGAAAGGGTATACTCGGCCACGGTGCCGACCCACTTGCCGGCAAACATCAGTTGCTCCTCGGCCGCGTTGACCATGCGTTTGACCGCGGAATCAGAGAGCTTGTAAGCCTCGGGCAGTTCCAGCCCGATCCGGCCCCAGTGGTAACCGAAGGTGTCGTTGGCTGAAGCCAAAAGAGCTTCACGGGTCGAGCGGCGGGCGGCTTCAATCGCCGTCATCACATCACGCTCGACAGCGGCCAAAGTTTGCTGCTTCAGGGCCGCGGCCACGTCAGGTTGTCCGGCCGAAGTCGCTAGGTAACTCTCTACCAACATCTTTTTCTGCTCATAAGTCGGGGTGGGAGCGGCACCATTGTAATCCTCACGGCGCTGAAGAAAGGCTTGGTGCGCCCCGATCTCGGTCGAAGCCTGGGACAGGTAAGTGGTCAGCCGCGCTGTTGGAACTGTGACCCCGTTGGGAAGTTCGTTATGCAAGCTGCCTTCTTCACCCGCAGCGGCACGACGTTCGGCTTCAACTTGGGCCATGAGGTCGCGCTCAATCAACGCTTGGCCTTCGGCTTTGAGCGCCGACGCGGCTTCGATTTGACCAGCCCCGGACGCGACATAGGACTCCACGAATTTTTTGCGAACTTCATATGTGAATGGATTGGGTTTGGTTCCGCTGGAATAGTTCTCACGACGGGCCAAGAAATCCCAGTGAGCGCCCGCTTCAGTGGCGGCTTGGCTCAAATACTGCGTCAGTCGGCTTGTCGCGATGCGAACACCTTCAGGCAACTCATTGTGGAGTCGGCCTTCTTCTCCCCCTGTCGCCCGACGTGCCGCTTCGACATTCTGCATCAGGTCGCGCTCGATCACCGAAAAGGCTTCGCCCTTGAGGGCAGTCGCCACCTCGACGGCGGCATTGGCCGTGGCGATATAGGACTCAACCAACTTTTTTCGAACCTCATAGGAGAACGGATTGGGTTTGCTGCCGCTGGAATAATCTTCTCTACGGGCCAAGAAATCCCAGTGAACCGCTGCTTCAGTGGCCGCTTGGGATAGATAGGTAGTCATTCGCAAAGTCGAAACACGCACACCTTCAGGTAGTTCGTTGTGCAGCTTGCCTTCTTCACCGCCCACCGCCCGACGTGTCGCCTCGACCTGGGTCATAAGATCTCTCTCTATGATCGAAAGGGCTTCGCCCTTGAGAGCGGTTGCCACGTCGACGGCAGCATTGGCCGTCGCGATATAGGACTCGACAAGTTTCTTTCTGACCTCAAACGGAAAAGGTGACGGCTTGCTTCCGGATGAGTAATCTTCGCGGCGGGCCAAGAAATCCCAGTGAACCGAGGCATCGGTCGCTGCTTGGTTAAGATACTGGGTCATCCTAGCAGTGGGAACTTTGACCCCCTCGGGCAGTTCGTTGTGGAGACGGCCTTCTTCTCCGCCGGTATCGCGACGGGTTTGTTCGACAAGCGCGGTCACGTTGCGATCGATCAACTCCAAGGCTTGCTGCTTGAGCCCGGTTCCGTCGCCGCCGTTGTCCGATATGATGAGCGACAGCGCGAGCAACCGAACCACTTCAATGGGCAGGAGTGCATTCAGCGCATCGGAGTTGGTCGAGAGAGCCGAGAAAGCGAGCGGGACACGGGATTTGTCTTCGCGGCGGCTGACGAAATTGTGATGATCGATCGCCTGCTGGTAAGCCTGGTTTATGAAGCTCTTGATCCGGCTCTCAGGGAGGCGGTATTGGATTAGGGTCTCCAGCCCGATTCTACCAGCTAGACCTCCGAAAGTATTCTGGTTGGTCGCGGCTAATACATCAAACGCAGTCCGGCGCTCACGCTCGATTTCGTTGATGATGTTTCTTTCAATGTAAGAATACGCCTTGGTTTCGAGGCTGGTGGCCAGGTCAAGCTGGTTGTTCTCCTCGCGCCATAGCGCCAAGATCATGTTTTTGGTCGCGTCGATATTGTCGACGATCAGGTTTCCCGTGGCGGGATTTCCTGTTGTCCCGCCCGACTGCCAAGTCAGCGCCGTCCGCGCACTCTCTTCTCGGCGACTCAGGAAGTTGTAGTGGTCGACAAGCCTGCGCTGGGCTTCGTCGATTCTTTGGTCGATACGCGCCGTGTCGGTTGCCGCCACGCCGTTGTCGACGTAGGGAGCAAGCAAGGTTCTTGCTGATGTGTAAGCGACAGGCATTAGTAGGCGACTGATCTAAATCCGACCCATGTGCTTGTTGATACCTTCTGCCAAGAATACATGATCCCCGCGACTAGCGAGGTCGGGGCTGTCGGAACTTCCGTCCCGATCGGGTAAGTGACCGTCGCATTGACCGCGCTCCGGCAGAATACCGAGATGGTTTGCCCTATAACGCTGTTGGCATCGCTGGGGAAGTTGATCGTGAGTCCGGTGATCGCCGAACCGATATCCAGATAAATCAATTCGTCTTGCCCGCCCGCGTTAAAGGTAACTGTCCCGCCGCTGGCCGGCGTTGCCACGGTCACGGTCGGATAATTCTTTTTGACTTCTGGGGCAGTAAGATAGGCCGCAAATGTATCGAGCAACGATTGGGGGTCGTTGGGATACTTGGTTCCAGTGAGCAGTGTTCCTGGGATTAGTGCCATGATCTTATTTTACTTTCCAGAGCTTGATCGTCGTGCGTTGGTCGGCCCCTGCGGTGGCCAGGGTAAACACTGTTCCATCTGTTCCATTATCAATGGTGGCTGTAAATCCTGCGGCGAGCGCAGTTAATTCAAACGCGGTCGAAGCGGCAATTTTGAATTGGCCGTTTAACGTCGCGGGGTTACTTGAGTTTGATGCTTTCCCCCCGGAACGACCTCGCGATATCCAAGTCCCAGCAGTTGTTCGTAACCCCAGCATAAGGACCGCTCCGTTAGCGTCAGCCCTGCGGTAATTGGCGCTGGCTTCAAAATAATACGTTCCGGCCGGAAGCGTGAATTGATTGCTGACGGGCGCACTCACCAGGTTACCCGTGTCTTGCACCTCGGTATCGATGCGTAGCGGAGTAATTGTGTTTATCGGGACTGAATCACCTCCGGTATTGGGCGCACAAACCCAAGCGAATTCAATGTATTCTGGGGCGTTGTTGTATAAGGCACTTAGGTTCATATATAAATTCTCCATCCTATTGTTGCACCTTCGTAGCGTAACACGAACTGCTTTCCTCCCGCTTGGTCGCAGACCAAGTTTTCGGCCAGTCCGTTGATTTTGTCAGACCCGCCACGGGCAATCGTGAGATTGTTGGTCGACCATTTGTCGTAATGGTCAGCAAATGTGACTTGGGTATAGTTGGCCGGAGTCGTCGGGAGCGTGATGGTAAAAGCCGATGTGGTTGTGTCTGCCACAATCCGGTCGCCTGCTACCGCAGTATACGCCGCTGTCTTCGTCGACCACGCATTCAAGCCGACAGAACCGGCGAACTTGGCGTTGGTGATATTTCCATCCTTTATTTTTGAAGTCTCCACTGCATCGGTAGCCAAACCGGCAGCAGCCACTTGACCAAAGCCAAGAGATGTTCCACTGCGCCGGAGCACATCACCGTCGCTGGCGGCGACAATGTCTGCGGGATCGGCAGAAGCATTGGTGCCGTTACCTATGACCGAAAAGCCGGCGCTGTCGCGCAATTTGGCGTTGGTTACCGCGTTATCGGCGATTCCCCCAGTCGTTATCGAGCCAAACCCGAGGACTCCTGAAGCTCGGCGTAAAACTTGATCGTCCGCAGAAGAAGAAATGTCCGCCACATTGCCGGAGGTATTGGCACTTCGGCCGACCACAGAGCAAGCGCCACCAGTTCGAAGTTTGGCATCGGTCACCACATTGTTTTGAATCGTGGCCGCGGCGGTGACATTGGCACTTCCGTTGAAGTTGACGTTCCAAGCAATATCACTGGTAGCGGCGATGTTTCTCGTCGTGACCAACTGAGTTGCAGTTGTAGAGTTGCCTGTGATTGTGGCATTGATCCCACCATTGGCAGTCAATGCACCGTTGACGGTCAAAGTGCCAGTGATTTGGTTTCCGGTTCCGGTAACGGTAAGAGTTCCAGTCGAGGTGGATCCGGTAGTCGATATTGCTTGGCTTCCGAAATTGGGATTGATCTTTGTTCCGTCAATCGCGGCGTTGGAAGCCACTTTCGCGTCGGTGATACTCGAGGCAGGAACTACATTGCTAAGTGTGAGGTCTTTGAGAGCCGAACCGTCACGGACCACGAGCACTTCAGAACCACTGGATGAAGCGGCAACGCCCTTGGCCGAAAAAACCCTCGCCGTAACTTGATCGACAGTGGCTTTGAGCACCGATCCACTCTGTTCGATGACTATTGTGTCGTTGCCGACCGATGAGGCAGCGTCCAAACCGGACGGCTTTTTGTTGGCGGTATAGGGCATTGTCTTATTTTACGCGGTTATTACTCGATCAGCAACTTGTTGCCGGAGTCATCGATTAAGAGGCCGTAAGGGGTCGGGTCTTGGATGAGAAGCTCGTAGCCTACAGGCACAGAACTCCAAGAGTCCATCGCAGGAGAAAGATCGATGTCGATCGTCGGAATTTCTTGGGGGTCTGCCATTAGAGAGTCCCCCCACCTACATTTTCCGTGAGCCGTGATCCGTGTAACATGAGCCGCCCGAGATGGGCTCGGCCGGTCCAGTTGACCCTAAGAGTGAAGTCGTGGCCGAGATATGCAGGGACGCTTGTGGCAATGTTAGCCGTCAAAGGAGGGGCTGGAAACCGGACTTGCGGAGCGTAACCCCTTTCCAGGTTAAATGGCTCGGTCGGAGTCGTAACGTAGCTCGGTATAAGAAACTCGGTCTCAAACTGCCGCTCAAAGGACTGCCAAGTTGTGAAGTTGGGGTAATCGTCGGGGCGATAGGCTAGTTCACACTCGAACGGATAGTCCGATCCGCCTCCCAAATCGTCGAACCACAAATCGCAGCGGATCAATTTCTTGAGACCCATCGCATCGTTGAAATTGAAAGCTCTGGTTACAATACCCGCCGTAATACGGCGTTTGCCCTCGATAGGAGTGTCGTATTCGTCGTTCTTGGTGATCTCCCAAAGTTCGACTTTTCGTCCGGTGGCATCTTCATGGAAACAAATGGCAAAGCATCGCGATTCACCGTCGAAGGTTCCTTGAACCAACTTCACGATACGGATTCCGGTCCACACGCCGTCGAACACTGCGGCGGATTTACCGCGACCTACCGAAGAAGAATTGAAGTCCAAGACGGCGATTCCGTCGTAGATCGTCGGGATCGGTTGGGACGCGAAGGTGTCTGCTTCGGTTTGATTCGCCGCCCTTCTGGGAATTTGTCTTGGCAGGCAAGTTGTCAAAAGTCGGTTGTCAAAATAGACAAGGCTGACTTGGTCGAGCATCCATTGGGTGTCTTGCTTGAGGATGGGATCAATCTCTGCACTAATCGGAGTCTGGCCGTAGGTTCCAGCCTCGGCTCTGGCGTTGCGGTAGGTGCGGATGCCGTTGCCTTCACGGGAACGGAAAAACAAATCCCCGTTGACCGGGATGATGCTGTCGCTGGTCGCGCCGATGTTGTCGAACAGCACGCGCTGGAATCCTTGGGTGTTTTTCCACTCTTCACGGGGCGCAGAGACTTGGAAGGTTACCGCGCCACGCTCGCAAAAAGCGATCAAGTCACCCTGACCCGTCGCGGTGTCTTGCACGGGGAGAAAGACGAGTGCGGTAATGCGGCCGATTTTACCAGTGGGAGCGAAGTTACCGCCCTCGTTGAGGAATGTGATTTCGTTAAAACGAAGCACGTCTGCATCGGTTCCAGCGACGAACTTTGTCGCAGTTCCCCCAGTGCCGGCGGTGGCCACTTCGACAGGGATCGTGAATGTCGTGGCAGTGAGAACCGTAGCTACGTAGGTTGAAGAAATCACCGAGGTGTTTGCGTCGATCGTGACGAGGGCGCCCGTGGTAAAACCGTGTGGGGTAGCCGTGGTGATCACCGTCGGATTCGCTACCGAGGAACTGACGATCTTCGATTCGGTCGTTGAACCACTGAAAACCAAGTCGCTCGCCGCGATTTCCGAACCTTCGTCGACCGCGACAAAAAGCCGTCCCTGACCGTAAGCCATCTGCTTGCCGATTGGGATGCTGTTGCTCCAGTAGTAGCTGGCCCGGCGAACAACATACCCGTCATATATTCTCGGCTCATCTTTGCCTGTCTGGATGACCAAGTATCTTTCTGCTTGGGTCATGTAGACGGGGACATCGACAGATATCCGGTCGCCCAAGTTGAGAAGTTTGCAGGAAGCGTCGTTGAAGTTGATCGCCAAGATATACCCATCGGCAACCACGATCAGTTGGCTCGTGTTGCCTTCTCGTGGGTCTTGATACACGGTCGATCCTTGGACGTAAGACGCTCCACGGATATAGGCCACGAAGCGATCACGGCTCGTGCGGCCGTCGAAAAAATCGACCGGGTAGGTGTAGTCGACATCGCGGATCGCTGTAATTGCCGGACTGGCTGTCACGGTTCCGGTAGCCGTGGACGCATAGGTGAATGTCGTTGTTCCTGTAACCGTGATGGTGAAAGTGCCATTAGCTCCGGCGACTGAGGCTCCTGCGATCGTGACTTGGTCTCGGGTGGCATATCCGTGGTCGACCGAGGTTGTCACGGTTGCCGTCGTGCCGTTGAGGACTATCCCAGACACCGCTCGGCGCGGCTTCGGATCTCGCCAATAAGTCGAAGGAATTTCCCGAAACCCTGGGCGTGTGCACGGGCCATTGCCCCCGCGAAAGGTGACATTGGTAGCATACCAAGCGGCTTCGCTTGGTGTCTGGGGCGGCTCCTTGGAGCCGTCCATTCCCGCCGGAAGGCCGCGGAAGCCGTCGATGAGACGCTCCGTATCGGCAATCACGGGATTATTCCTCCATCATTCCGCTGCGGATGGCTTCGTCAAAGCCCATCTCTTCGGCGGCTGCGGCGTCGGCTTCGGTCTCGGGGGATTCCTCGGAAGCACCTTCGACGGGGAGACCGTCAACGGCGACCAAGGTGAGTCCGTCAGATTCGAGGCGCAGGGTGGCAAGCGCGTCAAAGGTGGAGCCTTCGGTCACGCCATCGGGCGGAACCATGCCTTCGGGAATAGGGAATTTCATAGTGTTTGGTTTCTTTGTTCAAGCCACGCCATCATCGGCGGGACAGAGTTTAATATAGCAGCATAAGCCGCCGCGACCTCCGGAACTTCTTCGATCGCTTTCCAAAGTTCGTCGGTCGACATCTTAATCAAAAAGTTTTCGGGCGCGATTTGCTTGGTATCCGAGTTATAGGGCAAGAACTCAGCCTCCATTTTTCCTTGGTCTACGGTTTTGCTTTCCAGAAGAAGCCGCTTGATCCAGAGACTCGCAAACACCACCTCGGGGGTGGCGGGGAAGACAAGCGGGGTCGGTGAAGGGATGTTCATGCTACTTTTGGAGCCTCGCTGACACCCTGGGAACCGAAGCTCCCAGGGTGGTGTGCGAAGCTACTTAATTAGTAGCAAGCGACCAGATCGAGGGCGCGAGCGCAGCGTTTGTGGCGAACCACAAAGCCGAGGTCAGGACGCTCCACTTTCGGGCCGTAAGCGAACAGGGCGCGGAAGAAGCCGACGTTAGAATCGACGTTACAATTCCGGTCAGGGATGTTCCGGAAAACAAATTCTCCGGTCCAGCTATACTGAGGATTGTATTTCATCGGGCTAGTCGTCTTCGGCTTCGGAACAAGAACCTTCAACACGTCAGCGTGATAAATCACGGTGTCGGTGTATTCGGCATTCTTATACGCATCCGAAACTTCCCACTTGTCACCCTTCGTCGTCGGGGTCGACGCGAACGGCTCACGACGAACCCACGCACCGCCGACGAAGTCGTAACGGGGCGGGAACTCAACCGTGAAGAAGCGGAAGCCGCGATACACGCCGGACAGACCGGGCGCTCCGAGCATCGGGGACTGGGTCTCCGATCCTTCGAAAGCGTAACGGAAGTCGTCACGGGTGTTGGCGTCTTGACGCTTGAGGTCATGGAACGTGAAACGCTCGCCGACTGCCGCGTAGATGGGGGTCATCTCGTCGACACGGGCGAACGGATTGATGCCACCGCCTGCGTAGCCCAACTGCTCGTAAATTGCCTCGAGGATACCCCAGGTCAATTTAGAAGTGGCGGGTGTGACAGGGAAGGTCGCACTACCGGACGGGAGGTTCGGGGCCGCGACCATTTTGGTGCCGCAAGCCGCGATATACTCGTCCTGATAAGCGTTGGTCCAAACCCATTTCGTGTTCTCGGAGAGGACGCGAACGATGTTTTTGACCTGATCTTCGACCTGCCAAGCGAACTGAAGGTCGTCCAAACAGATGTCGGGCGAGTTCAGAGCCGCCTTTTTGAGGCTGGTCGAACGCAGGGTGATGCCGAAATTGTCGATCGACTGACCGGCAGTTTGGCAGGTGCCGCCCGCTTCGCCGTCCGAGGACTCCCACGAAGTGAAAGAAACCGGGCTGGACGAGAGCGTGCGCTCATAGATGGGATACTGATATTCTGTCCCCTGACCGTCCATCCACTGTTCGCGGGGAAGGTATTTGAGGTAGAAATCACTGTTGATGATGTTCTTGGAGACGTTGTTCCGGATAAGGCCGGCGTGCTCCACAAACAATGCTTCGATGTTATTGCAAGCCATAGTGCTTGTTGTTCTCCTTATTTATGCGGTTATTACCTCGCCTTAGTCGGAGACCGCACATGCGGAGCCGGACGGGGTGATGACCACGTTGTTCTCCCCGCCGCGGAACAGGCTTACACGCGAACCTAACTCTATTTGATTTCTACCGGATGATTGCCGCTACCCGTAAACGTGAGATTAAATTACGCCCGTTTAGGAGGTTGTCAAATTACGGGTTTATTATACATGCAAAGGGAGGGGGCAAAATGTCCCCCTCCCTCGCGTCCGGTCACCGAAGTTTCCGGAGGGATTTTAAGCTAACCCCGACTTGATGGCCGAAAAGAAGTCGTCGAATTCCTTCTTCTCCTCTTGGCCGGTGCCGACGATCGGATCAGCCGCTCCCCCACCCGCGCCGGGCTTGGCCGACTGGTATTTGCCGAGGGTCTTATTCAACTCCGCGGTCTTGCGGAAGAGGTTCTGAACAAGGCCGAACAAGAACGGAGCCGAAGCCGCACGCAAAGCCAACTCGGCCCGCGCTTGGTCATTCTCGGCGACATAGTCCCAGTTCAACCCCGTGGCGAACTTTTCGATCTCCCCGATCTGGGAGTTCCAGGCGTCATCGCCGTCCCTCCGTTTGAAGATCGGAGCCTTCTCGGTAACATCGCCCCACACCTTCTCCAGGGTGTTGCGATACTGCTTGCCACGCTGCTCGATGAACGCTTTCTGCTGTTCCTCGTGGTGAGCTTGGATTTTTTCCAAAGCCAGCTTCGCGTTGTTACGCACCTTGTTGGCGATCCCTTCGACCTTCTGCCACTCCTCGGCCATCTCGTAGAAACGGAACCGATCGCGGTCATTCATCCCACTGGCCATGTCGACCAGTAGCTCGGTCTGTTTCTCCGGATCAGCTTCAGCAAACGCCACTCGGGCATCAGCCTCGCGGAATTCATACTTCTTGGCGAAGGCTTCAAGCTGCTTGCTGATTCGATCACGGGGCACCGCGACCGCATCTTTGAACTCCTTGGTTGCCTCAACACGGGCGATTTGCAGTTCTTTCTCGTAAGCATCGACCGCCTCACGGAGAGCTTTGACCTCATCGGGAGCGACATCGGTCGACTTCTTCTCCACCTCGGCCAGCTTGGCTTCGAGTTCCTCGCGCTTGCGGCGCTCTTCTTTCAAAGCCTTGCGCTGCTCGGCCCAAGCGTTCTTCGCCTTCTCAGTCGCCGCGATATCCGCGGGCGGTTCCTCGTCGGAGTCGAGCTTGGGTTCAGCCTTCTTCGGTCCGCCCAAGAGTTCAGCCAAGGTGTCGGCATCGGCCGTGGCCGGAGCTTCTTCCTTGGTCGGCTCCGCAGCGGGTTCCGCTTTCGGGGCTTCGGGCGTTTCGGTTTTGGTCTCGGGAGCTTTGGGAGCTTCCGCCTTCGGGGCCTCGGTCACGGGAGCAGTGGGCTCCTTGCCGATGCTGTTAAACGCTTCGGACAGCGATCTCGCTGCGTCGAAGGTCATGGTGCCACCGGCTTCGGAGAGTTCCGGAGTCGTGGTTGTTTGGTTGTCTGACGCCGAGGCAGACGGGTTACTCGGCGTGGTTTCGGTTGTCATGGAAAGTTTACTCGTCGACCAAGTTCGGCATCAGATCTTTGGTCGAGGGAACGACCTTGATCGGGGTCGCCAAGGCTTCGAGGGAACGCAGCGCGTGGAAGAATCCCTCGCGGCGGGCGTTTTGCAGGGCGTTGAAAATTAGAAAGTCGACATCGCTCGGAACTGGCATTTCAGCCGGCTCTCCGAGATCGCGGAGCACTTCGAGGGCCGCTTGCACCGAGGGGTGGCGCATCACTTCGGCGAGTCCGCCTTGCAGGAGTTCGTTGCGGCGGAATGAGTTCAGGTTGTGTTTCATAAAGTAGTTGCGGGGTTATTACGCCTTGCTCGGATGAATCCGCAGATAGGCACGAGCCAGCGAGAGGTTGCGTTTTTTGAGCCAAACCCCGTCGCCCGTCTCCGAGTCGCGGGTGCCGCGGCCGTTGGTGTTGCCCTCGACCACATCGATCGTCCGAGCCCCTACCCCGACGACGATTCCCGTGTGGGAGAAGTCAAAGACGACGATGTCGCCCACCGCAGCCTTCGCCTTCTCTGGCAGCACGGTCACGGTGTTCGGGCGCTTCTCGGCCCACTCGATCAGCCCAAAAGCCCGCGCCGTTCTAGGACGCCACTTCTCGGGGGTCATCAGCTTCAGCCCGAGCCACTTCTTTGCTTCGGGATACCCAAGCCACTGCTGAAGACTCCAGCATACAAACGCACTACACCAAGGCCACGCGCCGGGCGCGAGATTGGTCGCCGCTTGATACACGCGGATCTTGGTCCCGCGGTTGTTGCCTCCGGATTCACGGACACCCACTTGGGACATCGCGACATCTGCCAGTTTTTCGATCATCCTAGAATTTCGCTTCCCCTTTGACTCCGATGTAAGGCTTTTTACCTGGTTTGATCTCTGGTCTTATCGACTGCAACAGCCGCAACCAGAACGGCCTTTTGTCTTCTTTTTGCTTCGGCTTTTGTTCGAAGATCGCTTCATGGATCTGGTGATCGGTCACTTCTCCACCGCAATAGCGCGGCGAACTTCGCTGTAAGTCACAGGCCCAGGAATGCCGTCTTGGTCGGTGTTGACCAACGCCTGAATTCGTTTGATACCGGGCGTCTGGGCCGCGTTCGTGGCGTAGTTCACTGCGGCCATGATCGCGGCCACGATAAAACCCACGATCGCGGTCTGGTCGATTTGTCCGGCGAGACCGGCGTCGAAAGCAGCGACCTTGGCCACGAGCATGGCGACGAAGCCCGCGATGACGGGAGTGAGGATCCCTCCGGACTTCGAGACGAGGAACTTGAGCAGACTGAGTTTGAGCTTATCCATGTTATTTGTCCTCCAAGCGCATCCGCTGGACGGCGGATTCGATGGTGAAACGGAGCAGACTCTCCGTGGCCAAGACACCGATTGCCGTGGCCTCGTTGCGAAGACGGCCGACGGCGAATGCGCGTTTCTCCGCGCTCGTTTTGTCGCTCGCGGCTAGTTCGCGCACAATGGTCAGGGCCAGCGGCAAAAGCGCACTGGCACCTGAGACGAAGAGCGCCCGCAGGACAGGCGCGTAGAAGTTCCACACGGCGGAACCGACTCCCAACACTTTGGCGATGATGTTTTTCATAGAGGTTATGTGGTTATTACTAGCGGTGCAGGAAAGCCGATCGCAACCCGTCCATGAGAAAAGCCCCCATCGCACCGACCGCCCCGGCGATCCCGTAAATCGTCGCTTTGGTTGATTCGAGGTGCTTGAGCCGATCGTCATGTTTTTCGAATGATCTCCGGAAGGACTCCTGGTGCTCCAAGATCAGGTCGACCTTGGTCTCCAGCCGCGCCAGTCTTTCACCATCGAAACTCATCGACAGCGATTCTTCCTTCCGTCGGCGAGAACCATCGGGGGCCAACATGTTGAGCGGGTCGGAGACATTCATTGCTAATATGCTTCCGGATCAAGACTCCTGCAACTTAGGCTCCTCGGTCGCGGTGAGTTGTTTTTCGATACTCATCGCCACCGGCAAGATGCCCGCTGCTGCGTTCAAGCCGCCCGCTTTGGTCGCAATGTCGAGACATTGCATGACGACCTTGGCCTCGGCTTCGGTGAGTGTGACGGACTTACTCATTGGGAACCTCCTGCTGGCTGGCCAAGTAGGCTTGTGTCGCGGGAATCGCGGCAAGGACTGCGGCGAAAGCGGCGGCGAGTTCGGGAACCGCTGTAAGAATTTCGGGACTCAACGGCGCGGTCATCTTTTGGACGAGCGAGCCGTTGGCCAGTTCGCCGTCTGCGGTTGCGGGGAGCAACTCGACGGTGATGGAGCCAGAGTCCGTTGTCGGCTGAATAGCCGAGAGCGTATAGACATGGAGTTTATCGAACACCTTCGCAGGGATGGGTTCGACGGTTATGGGTGTTGGGTTGGTTAACATAAGATTAGGCGGCAACGCACGGAACCTTGTAAGCCGTGCCAGCGGCGTCATAGAGGGTGAGCGTTTTGTCTGCCGTGATTGTTTCGGTGACGGCGTTGGCGTGAGTGCGTAGCTGACCTTGGAGCGGGCAGAAGTCGGAGTCGTTCGCAAGACGAGCTTGGAGGACGGTGCTGCTGCGTTTGAGCGCGGGGAAGCTGGCCGATACTCCGTGGAATTTAAGAAGGCCACTATGAACAATTACGTTCCCTGTTGAAAAAGGACGAAGACCTAGGGAGAGTCCGCTTTCGTCAGAAGCGTCATTTCTATTAGAAACAACAATATTTCCTATACTTAACTGTGTAGATGTAATTATAACTGCATCTGGTTGCAGCCGAATCCTTTCAGTTGCACCGACAAAGAAACGCACATTCCGCACAGTTCCCGTTCCTGCGGCTTCTGTTCCGATGTCAAGATTGTTGCTCGACCAGCGCAGGAAACCGCGCTCGTAGTTGCTGGCGTCCGTGAAGGTGTTGTAGAGGCGGAAGGTTTGGGCGTTGGCCGCATTTCTCTGCTCGATGATTCCCGCGCCACCGCGCTCAAGGATGGTGTCCAACGATGAGCCGATTGCCAAATTCGTTGCGGCCAATAGCCCCGCCGTAGAACCTGTCCACACTGGTGCTGGACTATAAAGGCCAGAATTTGAATGCTCGCTTAAATGCAGCGTTCCACCTCGCGTCATTCTCATTTTGCTCACGCCGCTAACTTGCAAATCAATAAGCGGCGAAGCCGTTGCGCTCGCGGTATTTGTCGCATTGAACCGAAGCCCAGTGAACGTCACCGCCGCATTGTTCCACGTTTGGCTCAAATCAAGCACAGGCGCGGACGCCGTGAGGGTTCCGTTGTTAGCGGTGAGCGAGCCGAAGATCGCGTTGCTGGCCGCACCCAAGCCGAGATCGGTGGCGGTGATCGGAGCGGGGTAGTATGTCGAAAGGTTGGCCATAGTCTATTTTACCACGTTGCGATGGCTGCGCGTTTCCATGTGTTTGCCGCCGTGCAGACGTAGATGTAGTCGGCGTCATAGCGGATATCGCCAGCCGTGCCTGTGGCTCCTGTCGTGGCGGGTGCTGTGCCTTGTGCGCGAAGCTGTGCGTCCATGACGCTGTAAGCCGAATCATCCGCGAGCCTAACTTGCAGTGCGGTGCTGCTACGTTTCAGCGCGGGGAAGCTGGTGGTGTCACCGCCGAAGTTAATCCTGTTGAAATCAGTCGTGTTGCTCTGAACGCGCAATATACCAGCACCAACACGATTAAGCTGTAAATCGCGTGTGCTGCTGTTTGTTGAGCCATCTGTCCATGCAACAAAGCGTCCGTTCGCAACTACAACTCCAAGTCCGTTAAAAAGACCGCAATCGGATTGTGCCAACACTGCATTGGTTGCAGAAATGTTTCCAACTCCAGAGGAAATGGTGACTCTTGTCACCCCATCCGTCTGGAACTCCAGCGCACGCGCCGTCCCGCCGCCCGATCCCTTCTCCGTGCCGATCTGGAGAATATTAGAACTCCACCGCAGGAACCCGCGCTCAAAATTCGATGCGTCCGTGTAGGTATTGTATATTCGGAAGGTTTGGGCTGCGGTTCCGTTGCGCTGGCCGAGGGTGTTCGCGGCATCGTCTCGTAGCAAAATAAGGTCGCCAGCAGTAGTTCCGCTCGCAACGCCAAATTGAAGTGAACCAGAAATTCCTACAATGCTATCAAAGTTACACCCTACTCCACCACCAGTTCTGGTTCGTATATTCCACCCAAAACCAGAACCACCAACGCTTATGAGCGGAGCGGGAACGCTACCAGACGCATTTGCTGTAACTGTAAACCGATTGACGCCCCCTACTAATAGCTCAAGCAACCTGCTTGCCGATCCGCTTGTGGTGTTTGTTATATCAAGCCGCAAACCTGTAAACGTCGTCGCCGCATTATTCCAAGTCTGCGCCAAATCAAGCACAGGCGCACTCGCCGTGAGCGTGCCGTTGTTGGCCGTCAGGGTCGTGAATCTCCCCGTATTCGGAACCGAACTACCGATCGGATCAGGCGAAGCAAAGTTGGTCTTGTTGCCGAAATACGGAACCACTTTCCACCCCACCGTGGAACCAACATAGACCAGCGCGAAGGCGGCATCCTCGACATTGCAGTTCATATCCTCGGCCAAGGATTCGATGTTCGATCCGTTGCGGGCGATGGTGAGGTTGTTGGTGTCGAAGGTTCCCGCATAGTCGAGCACGGTGATCGTGTCGCCATTCGACGGGGTCGCGGGCAGGGTGAGCGTCCATGCTGCGCTGGTCGTGTCGGCGGCGACCTTTGCGCCATTGATGAGGGTCTGGGCCGTGGTGACGACGGTGTAGTCGATCGGCTCGGCGGCGACATCGCTCGATCCCAAGGAAACATTCCCCGTCTGCCCATTGACCGAATTCACGGGGTAGTCGCCGCCGTATTCCCAGTCGGTCGCCCGGACGCCGGTATTGTTCCTGCGAATCCAGATGCCTGCTTGTCGTCTGTTGACGAGCCAGACGCCGGTGGAACTTCTCACTAAGAAACTAGCCCCAACCGCCGGATCGCCGATCGTCTCAGGTAAGTCGGCAAAGGTCTCGACCTCGCCTTCAAAGACTACGGCACCGCTTGACCCCGTGATGTCGAGGTTTCCGGTAAAGGGGTTGAAGCTCCAAGCCATCTTAACTCTTTAGAACGCGGGTGAGATTGGTGCCGCTGTAGGAAAAGTTGCGGGTCTCGACGACCGAGCCGTTGAGCTTATACTCGACCTTCGTCAGGTTGCTTCCGGCATAGGTCAGCGCAATGTCGTCCCAGGTCGGAGTATTCGAGTGCATGATGTCGTTGATCTTCTGCAACGACCGCTCGGTATAGTCCTCGCGCAGCGGGGTGTTTCCTTCTGGATAATAAGCGGGCATGTTATTACTTAATACTCCGGTTCACGGACCTCGGCAACACGGCCAGATTGCTGGAGTGGTTGCTCATTCCGTTTTTATGGTGCACGTCCTTGCCGTCGCCTTTGGAGACGCGGCCGGCCCGCTCCATCTTGCGACGGGCGGCGTTACGCTGGGCACGACGCTTCTTCTGCTCGGGGGACGAGTGGTAAATGTATTCCTGGGCGTAGTCTCTTGGCATAGGTCACATCGGTTGTGCCGGACCAATCTTCGCAGCGGTCTGGGCATCTTTGAGGGCGAGATCCTGCATGACCTTGGCCTGCTTGGTCTGCATGTCGACTTGGTGCTTCTCGATCTGCATCTGGAGCTTCGCTCTGCGTTCGGCCAAGTCGGCTTGGGCCTTCGGACTTAGCATCTGGGCATCGGCCAACTGACGCTCCATGTCGGCAATCCTTGCTTGCTCGGCTTCGATCGCCCGGGCTTGCTCGGCCTCTTGGGCTTTGGCCTGCTGCTCGGCGGCGGCTTGCAACTCGTCGGCGAGTCGCTGACCGGAGGCATTCAACTGCTGGAACCTCTGACGCATGAGCCCGATCTGGTCTTGGCGGGCCACATCAGGAGCGAGCAACTGCAAGTGTTCGCCCAAGTGCGGCAACATCGTCTGGTAAGCGGCGAGCGCGGCGGCAGGGTCGGCCTGACCTTGCGAGATCGCTTGGTCGAGACCATCGAGCGCCGTCAGGTGGCGGCTGGCGTGGATGAAGTGGTTCTCGCCGGAGGAGACGGGCAGCGCCGTGCCGGCCGACATCGTCGCATTCTCCAAGAGCGCGATCTTGTCGTCGATCGGTGTCCGCAAAGTCGTGGACGGCGACGGCAGATAGCGGTCGACCACTTCCTGCCCAAAGCGGGCGGCAATGCGGTCGCGCAAGAGATTGACCCGACCCATCTCATCCAAGGAACCGAAGATGGACATCGTCTCATCGATCGCCGCCGAGCGCATCCCAGGGCTTCCGTAACCAATGGCGCGAACGGGCTCGACCGTAGAGAAACGATGGATCGCTTCGGTCGGCACTCCGCGGGCAATACAACGCTTCTTGAAGTCGACGGCGTCACGACCGCCGGGTTCATTAGCGGAATAATCACGCGACACTAAACGCCTGTATGCCTCACGAAGGAGACGTTTCCACGGGTGGTAGAATAGATTGATCGCTGCGGCCCCGAGCACGGCTTCTTGCTGGAGTTGCGCCCTGACCTCATACGCGGTGCGGGATTGGCCATCCGGCGTAACGGCACGCGATTGGTAACCGATCGTCCGGTTCTGCATGTTCATCGTCAGGTCGTTTAAGACCGGCATGACATTGCGGCTGTAATCGGGGATCGCCTTCTCGACGATCTTCAAGCCTGGAGGGAAGAGCGCGTAGGGGCCGTAGTAGGAAAGGGTCAGGTCTTCGAGGGCACGGGAACCATTGTCGCCGGGCTGGACGATCAGGGCCGAGGAGAGCAACGCACCGTCGACCATCCCGCAGCGCAGACGATTCAAAAGCTGGATATGAGGATAAACTTTATAGCCCAAACCTCTGATGCCGTGGTAGGTGCCGTTGCCGACGCCATAGCAAAAAGTAACGAAGCAATTCGTCGGGGCGGCGAAACGATTCGGGCGCTTGAAGAGGAAGTCCTCCTCCTTGGCGTTCTCGTCCGAGCCGATCGGATCCTTGAGAAACATGAGGTGGCTGACCTTGCCGTCAAACTCGCGCACCCACATGTGCACAACGTGGACTTTCTTGCCGCGGCTGTTGCCGTAAAGAAGGTCGTTATTTTTAAGTTCGACCTCCAGCTTCTCCCACTCGCCGGCCTCTTGGAACGAACTGTCGCGGCAAGCGCGGATCAACGCCTGCTTCACCATCTTGACGTTCCACCCCAGGTCTTTGGCCACGGCGGGGTCTTCGATGAATTTGTAAAGCTGGTGGGCTTGGTATTCGCGATCAACCGTGGCGACCTCGATCTCCCACTCGGAAGCGCGTGTTCCACGTGGCAACCGGAACTCGGAGAGCCCGGCCACACGCCAACGCCAATCAACCTCGTCCTCAAAATAACAAACCCCGACGCCGTGCGAGACAAACTGGTCGGCAAGCATCTGGTGATTGAACTCGAACTCCTGCCACTCCTTCAGAGTCTTGGTGAACTCTTCGGCCAGGATGCGCTCCCACTCGGACTTCTGCTCTGGGCTTCCGTAATCAATGGAGATGCGGGCCAAGACATCAACGGACGAGGTGAGGTCGTAGTATCCGGCAAGGGCTTGTTCTTTCAGGGCGGCAGCTTCGCCGAAGTCGAGATTGGTGCGCTCGCCTTGCCCCATCTCGATCAGGTCTTGCTGATTGAAAGGAGCAGCACCATTGAACATCGCGTCGACCAGAGCGCGGTTTTTGCTGGAGCCTTGGTCGCTGTCCTTGATCGCTTTGTAGATGGAGCGGGCGCTGTTTACATTGTCCACGCGCATCTTGGGGGCGCGGCCGTTCTCTTCAAGGCCAAGGAGTTCGAGGGGGGCTAGTTCGGAATTTGTCATTTTTGCAGGGCTTCGATAAGTGAGCCGTCTTTACAACCGTGGACGACGGCGGCGTTGGTCGGCACAGGGCCGTAGACCGATTTGTCGTCGATCGGATCGCAGTAGATGCGGCCGTCTTCATCGATCTCGTAGTTCTTGGTGCGCCAGTTGTTGTGAATAAGTTTCGAGACCGCGGTGTTCGGGCGCATCTCGTGGCGGAGGTAAACGTCGAAGGGCTCGACGTTCGGGCCGTCGTCGGTGCGGACATAGCTCCACAAGAGCGAGCGGTTATGGAAATCGGCCGGATAAACACAGGTCCCGATGACATGCTCGCCGTCGACTTTGACGAATTCACCGGTCTTGCGATCCAGCATCCGGGTCACTTGGATGGCTCCGAGGAAGGGTTTTTGGGCTTGGTTGTATTCAGTCTCAACCGCATCAAGCCAATCCTCGCGGATCGGCGTGCAATCGGCCTCGAACCAATACCAAGTGTCCTTGTTCCCGCTGTGCTGGAGGTGGCGCACGGTCCGCGCCCAAAGATGGTTGGCACTCTGGGGCCAGCCGAGTTCACACTCGGAATCCGGGACAAAGAGGGCGGCTTCGGCGAAAAGCGGGGCCAACTGCTCTTTGAGCGCGGCGGCTTCGTCCTTCGTATTGTAGGCTCCGACCACCAGCAGCTTGTGCCGGCCGAGGTTACCCAAAAGGGCCATGTGCCCGGCCAGCTTGGTGGCGAGCTTGAGGTCGACTTGGGAAACGGGCAGGACGAGGAGCATGTTTATGCGGTTATTACTGTAACACAGAGTCGAGCAAATCCCAATTATCCGGCTGACGGTGCAGCCGCGGCGTGTAGTTAATTTTCTTCCTCTTCCTGATCTCGTCAAATCGCCAGAAGACAAATTTCTGCCGATCGGGTAACCACGCGGCAAGAATCTGGAAGTCCCCGCGGGCATAAATCTTCTTGTTCTTCGAACCTCGGCTGGTGCTCACCCCGTAGGCATCGCGCCTTGGATAATAAGTCGCCGTCTTTATCTGAATACACGCCGGACGCTTCTTAGGGCGCAGGATCACGATGTCCGTGGCATGGGCATGTCCGATCGGCAGATAAACTTTGTAGCCGCGTCCGTCGGCTTCAAAAATAAATCTTACCTCGGCCGAGGTGCCTTTTTCGCAGTCAGTCATGCAGCAACGGCTTGGACCAACGGGGCCACTTTGCCGAAGATTTCAAAAGTCGAGTTGCGCCGGACGAGATGGGGAATGCGGAGCGCGTTCTGCCGATCGACCTCTTGCGCGGCTTCATCCTCGGAGAGGTAACGGTCGAGCTTGTAGAGGTGACGGGTCGCGAGTCGGTGGCTTTTGAACGTCGCCCGCTCTCCATTCCGGCGCGAGATCACTTGCCATCCGCCCGGTGGGAGCGCGTTACGATCGACATCCGGTGGAGGATGGAACGGCGGAATGTCGAAGTGGGATATCCCACCGTCGAAACAGTAAGTGCCGTCCTTGCGCGGGTAGAGACAGTCCGGCGTCCAAAGGCATGTCTCTTGGATGAAGGGCACCCCGAGGCCAATCGCCAGCGCCATAGGACTGGACTGGTTTCCGATGAAAAGATCGGCCCCCGCAATCAGTTTGGCCAGTTCGAGGTAATCGTGGGTGATCGCGTATTCCGCATGGACCTTGGTCACACGACGCAGTTCCTCGACTTCTTGCGGCATCCCGACAAAGAGCATCTTCATGACGAGGGCCTCGCCGATTGTATCCCACCGAAAATACGGATTGTGGTAGCGCGGGCTGCGGTGACAGACGACCCGCCCCCGTGCCCGCGCCGAGGGGGAAACTTTGAGCCAAGGATCAGGCACCGCGTTCGCATTGACCCAATCGCTTTGCAGTTCCATCAAGCTGACCCCGTAGATCAGCCCACCATTACGAAAGGTGGAGAAGTTGACGCAGTGCTCGTTGGCCGGCGCATCCCCGTGAATCACCTTGCCGACATAGTCCTGGGCTTCGAGGAGTGGACGCAACACCGCCGCCCGCTGTTCGGTCATCTTCGCCGTCCAAGGCCGCGAGTTGAGATAAAGATCCCCGCGCCCGAGTTCCCTCATCGAGGGCAGCGCATAGAGGACATCCCCCAAGTCTCCGGAGTGGAAATAGTTCACGACCAATCGTCGTTGGTTTCTTCGCGTGTTTCGGCCTCGTCCTCTTGGAACATGGTGTCCTCCTTCGAGAGCACCTCGGTCACCGCATCAACCGCCTGTAACCAGTCGGGAGCCGTCAGCGAAATCATCCGCAGCGGTGGTGCATTCTTGCGAAGCTCTTCGACTGTGACGCGATACGACATTGTGCGGTTATTATACCGCGAGACTACTTTACAACCAAACGCGGCGTTGCTGCGTCGGCGTGACGCTGTAGTCCGCCGCCGGATCGGGCCGGTCGTCGGTCACGCGGAGGTTGAGGTGCCAGCCGTCCAGCAGCGTGCTGACCGGATTCTCGGGGTCGGTCATGTCGGTGTCCACCAGCACACCCACCGGATCGAGGGCGAAGCCGGTGCCGCTGGTCTTCCAGCCGTTCTCGGCATCATAGTATTCGGCCAGCGCGGTTTGCGCCGTGGCCTCGTCGGGGAATTTGTAGAGAAAGTCCTTCATGTTACGTCGTGAGTTGTTGGAGCAAACTGTTGCTCAATCGGCGGGGCCAGTAGGCGATCTTGCGGATGTGGCCGTTAATGTGAGCTGAGACAAATTGCCCAATATAAAGATGCGTCAATACGCTAGGCATTGCTCCAGATGTGTCATCCGTTCCTAGCGATCCATTTCTGCACGCAATAAAATCATTTGTTTTACAGCCTGCTATCAGTTTAATAATGTCTGAAGCAGACGGTGATGCACCGATTGTTGAATTAAATACATTTGATCCTGCTGTAGTGACACTTGCTTGCGGTATTAGACCGCTTCCATTGCCAACCAAAGACACTCTATTGCCTAAAGTGTTGTCATCGATGTCTACGATAACTCTGCTTGAGGTCGCGGTCTTTGCTCCCAAATACTCCGCAAACAACGTCCCCTCACTCTGATTATAGAAGCTGGAGATCGGCGTGACGACCGCACTGTCCGCGCTGCGGGTGGCGGCGGCGGTGGTCGTCGGGATGTAGGACGTGGCGAAGGCGCCTTGCTCAAGCTGCGGGGCGGCTATGCGGAGGGTGATGCCATCAACTGATCCGCCGATTTGACTGCCGTTGGTGTAGGCAACGCTAATTAGACCATTCGCCCTTTCGACCGAGGCGCTTGTGAATGGGTGGGAAACGCTTCTTCTTTGTGTGTTAAGAGCGGAAGATGTTGGGACGAAAGAAAAACTATTGTTTTGACCAGATATGGCTGCCCCTGCTGCTGTCAGTCCTGATACAGTATTGCGTATAGTTGTATTTGTAACTTGCCCAGATTGTAGTTTTACATACGACGAAAATGTCCATGATTGGCCGTTAGATGCTGACACTTGCGTAAGCAAGTCTGGGTTGATGTATACAAACTCAGTTCCAGTTGGAGTTCCGCTTATTTTAACATCGACATACGCAAGACCAGATTCGGTTCCGGTGCCGATTAGTTCAATAACAACTCCGTGACTTGTAACTGTAAAAAGCCCAGGCCAGTTCCAATGCGTCGGAGCAACCCCGCCACTCCCAATGACCCCATTGGTCGAACCACCAGCCTGCGAGTTGCGGATGCTGTTGGTTCTGGCCTCCTCAATAAGAAGCCCCAAGCTGCTGCCGCCGGAATGGTCGAAGCGGGGCCCGAAATACGCCGTGCCAGTCGTCGGGTTGTACTCTGTGGCGGTGGAACCGATCTCCAACTGCGGGGCGGCGATGCGGAGGGTTAGGTCGATGGCTGTGGCGTTGTCAATGGTCGAATCAAAGCGCATCCAAACGCGGCTTGTTGTGCCTACACTAAGTGTTCTTGTTACAGCAAATCGATAAAGCGATGACGATGCCGTGGATAAACTAATTGACGATGTCTCTACGATTGCGGGATCTCTGCCAACTATTTGCAGAATAGGATTATTCACATTTGTGAAGTTCCCCGCTGTGAGCGCAACGTAAGCCGACGCTGTCCAAGTCTGGCCAGAAGAGGCGACAACTTGTGCTGTCGATTCAAAGCCAAAATTGGCAAACCCCAAAGATCCAGACGTATTGGTTCCGCTAATTTTAATGTCGATGTAATTAAATCCGCCAGTTGTTCCGGTTCCAGCAACCTCGATCGACACTCCTGTAGGCATACTGCTCGTCCAATTCGTCGGCATCACCCCACCGCTCCCAATCACCCCAACAGTCGCCCCAGTCGCCTCCGAATTCCGAATGTGGTTGTTCGGCGCAAACCGCAGCGTGCCAGTCGCGTCGAAATACGTCGCGTTGCTGCCTCGCGTGAAGGTGATCGCGGGGCCGACACCATGATCCAGCGTCTTCAAGCCCGCGAAGTCCCTCGAAAATGAGGGCCTCGTCGGTGAAGGAGTTTTACGGAAAGGTAGTGGCACCGTCCTAAACGGGGGCCTCTAGCTGCAAGGAAAGGCGGACCCGGATGTCGCTGGCTGAAGAAAATGTCGGTGTGCCACCCGTTGTGGCCGCGACAAAAAGAGTGTTGGACGTAAGCTCAAACGGAATCACCAGACCACTGGACTCGCCGAACTTACAACCACCTAGGTCGGTGCCAGTCGTCACGGTCGCCGTGCCGATGATCTCGAAAGCACCGTCGTCGGTAATCGAGGGGGCCGCATTGACCGTGCCGAAGTTGGCGTTACTGCGAAGGAAGTAGAGCGTAATCGTCTGGCTGGCCTCGTCGTCGCGGTCGACAATACTCGCCGAGAGAATCGTGCCGCGGGTCGCCGCTGCCGTATCGGCCACGGTGACAGCAGTCGTGTTGAAAAGCACATCGCCGGCCGCATAAGCGGAGGTGTCGACTACGGGAGTGAAGCGAACGATTTTAGTCCGGAAGTTCGTGATAAGTATTCCGCCGGCCGTGGAACTGATGCCGGAGTTCAGAAGACTGTTGATCTTCTGAAGAGAACGATCGGACGAGTCCATCGGCTTGGGCTCGTTGTTTTCAGGAAAGTAAGAGGGCATAGGTTATGGTATTACGGGGTTAAGATAACGCATTATGCGCTAGTCAACAAATAGCCCGACCGCCGCGGGGCATACTTCGAAGTCATCGTCGACTTCCAACTGCTCATCCCGCGGCGACTCCCACCAGTCTCTTGCGGAGGACGCAGCCCGAACCGCTCGCGGACAACATCGAGCATGACGAAGGCGGCGTCGGCCACGTCGGGCGATCGGCCGATCCTGGCCTTCATATCGGTTTTCGACTCGACGACCACCTTCATCGATCCGGACTTCCGCGTGTCGTAGTTCCGGCTGGTCATCTCCCGAGCCAGATCCGGACCAATCCCTCGAAGTTGACCATTCTGCAAAAACTCCTTCGCGCCGAACCAAAGCTCGGTCACGCGGTTGACGTATTTATCTTGGGCCGCGGTCGCATCGTAAGCCGAAAGCGATCGCCCCGAGGGAGCCCCGCCGAAATGGACGCGCAGGAACTCGTTCGACCCGCATACGGTGGCCAAGGCATCGCAAAAGGGAACACCACCGCCTGTCACGTCCACGCCGATGTTGCGCCACGGCACTCCAGCCTTGGTCACCATGTCCTTGATCTTGCGTGCGATCTGGAAGGTGCGCGGCTCGGGGTTGCTCGCCTCCTCGTCGAGGTAGTGGAACTCGTCGAACGAAACCTGATCGACCCCATCTTTGTTCTGGCCAAACGAGCCCAAATAAATGACACACCTATCCCCGCCGCTCACAAAAGAGGGGTCGATGCCGACAATACGTTCGGTTCGGCCCCTCCAAATCGGCTTTTGATCGGCCTGGAATCGGATGATCTCGGCCTCGGAATAGATCGCTTTGCTAACCGCCTGCGGTGGCCAGAACCCCCGATAGTCGCGCCAGAAGATCGGGTTGTCCTCACCGAGTCGTTCACGCGCCTCATCGATCTTTTCCCACTTCTGGATCGGCCATTTGTTCTCACCGGCCAAGTAGTTCGGATTCTTGAGGGCATCGAGGTGCAGACAGACCCCACCCAGCTTGGTTTCCCACTTCTCATCATTGACCGTAATGCTCCCCCACCCGTTGATCGGCTCGACGAAGCGGCCGAACGGGTCGTAGTAGGAGACAGGGTTCGCCGCCGCGCAGATGTGGAGAAACGGGTTGTTCGAGAGGTTGGACATCGCCGTGTCGAGGAAGGCATGACCCAACTCGCTCAACTCGTCAGCCGCGACGATGACCCGCGGAGCCTTCATGCCTCGCATTTTGCCGGTCACTTCCGAGGTCTTTTTCGCCTCGGCCGGAATCAAATACACCCCCGCCTGCTCCATCCTCTCCCCGTTCCGGATCGTGTAGATGGCCGGAGTCGGAGTATCGGCGAGTTTGCCTGGGGCCACGGGCTTGACGCACGGCCAGTAACGCTGGATGGCACCCCAGACCCGCTTCTTGGCATCACGGATGCTCGTGGAGGTGACCAATGAGAGCGTGTGGAACGGCGCGGCCATCCAATTCAGGAGAGCCCAGATCGCCATGAATTCCGACTTGCCGGACGAACCGCAGCCTGCGAAACCGACGAACTTATTGTGACAGCACTCGTAGAGCATATCGTCCGCCCACGGATGCCAGATAAAGTTCTCGGTTTTCTTATTGAAGAAAATCTGGGCCGCGTTTTTGAAATGCTCTTCGATCGGCAACATCTCCGGCGACCGCCGGTCACGGTTCACAAAGCAGTAGAGTTCGATCGCCCAATCGGCCGTTCCGGGCACAAAATAGACCCCGTATTTCAGTCGGTATCCGACCGGAGGAGTCGGGGCATCGGAGGCAAAAATCGGGGTCATTTTGGAAATTTTACTGCTACAGAGTTACACAAGCGGACACAATCGTTTTTGATAATTTGCAGTCACTTGATTTGCAATAACTTACGATGAGCGTTCTACGGGTTCGAATTTACGGGTTTAAGGGATTATTTAACTTCTGTAAGTCACTCGACTTACTCTTTTGGCAGCAAAGTTACGTCCGTTATCATTTTCGTTATTATTATGCTGTTATGAAAAATTTTGAACATTTTGACACAAAATCCAGTCACAACTAACAGCCATGAAAATCGAAATCACTGACACACGAAACGAAGGCGCAGTCGTCCGACTTAACGGGGCTCGGGCTCATGTCGCCAAGGTCCGCAATGGAGCCTACCGCCAGTTCCTCATCCGGTGGAAGGTGGGGCGGAAGACGATGCGGCGAGTCTTTGCCAAACGAGACAAAGCGATAGAGGAGGCTCAAAGGATCGTCACTGACCTGTCCAGCGCCCTCGGCGAAAAAACAACCATTCATCCAGAAGACAATCTATTCCTTCGGGAGTGTTTACGCAAAGCGGGCGGGAAAAGTCGGCTCCTTGAAGCCGTGGAACAATACGTCGCCAAGAACCCGATCGGGGCTGGGCGTAAGACGGTGAAAGAAGTATCCATCGAGTTCGTCGAAGCGATGCGCGAACGGCAAAAGTTGAAGGGGCTTTCGAAATCCTACCTCAACGGACTCTCGACCGACTCAAACCACATCCGACGTTGGATCGGCCATCGGCAACTCAACAGCGTGACCCATGAGCAGTTTCAAGAGTATATCAGCAAGGGCGAGTGGTCGCCGTTTACCTACCGAAACCTAGTGCGTCACTGGCAGATGATGGAGAAGTTTGCCAAGAAAAAGGGCTACCTCGGTAAGGACGCCGACTCAATCACAGCGGACTTGGCTCTCCCCTCCCTCGACCGCAGAGTGGTGCCGATCTTCAAGCCTTGGGAGTTGATGCACCTTCTCCTGATCGCAAAGCCGGACGAGATCCCCTACATCGCGACGATGGCATTCGCCGGCTCGCGTCGGGCCGAGTTCCAGCGGATGACTGCTGCACAACTCCGATTCGACGAGCACCACGCGGTCATCGACGAGACAATCGCCAAGACTGCGGCCCGCAGGACTCTGGACATAACCGACCAGATGAAAGCCTGGCTCGCGGTCGCCGAGATCCCAGAAGAAGGTCGCCTGACCAGTCATCGCCGGGTGGCAGCACTCAGCCGCAACAAAGCCCGGCTCTCTGCCGTAGGGATCGAGTGGAAGACCAACGTCCTCCGGCACTCTTTCTGCACCTACCACTATGCCAAATACCGCAACGCCAACGAGACCTCTTACCTCGCGGGGAACAGCCCGAAGACCCTGCAAAAGCACTACCGCGGCCTCGTGACCACCGCGGAAGCCGACGAATGGTTTAATATCAATCCAATATCAGTGCGGGCTTATGCAGAGGAAAATGGCTTGTCACCCCTCATAAAATGGTGAACAACCACATACTACTAGTGTCTAATGCTTCAAGAAAGGAAACCAACAACCATGACCACCACCACAAAACACGGTCAACTCAAAGCAGGCACGGAACGTGTCAGCTACGTGGAAAGTAAAAAGACATCCTCTGCACTGAGGATTTTGGCTGCTGCCAAGCAGACCAATGTCTCTTCACTTATCCGCGAAGCGACCGCTGCGTATCTGACGAAGGAAGACCCAGACAAAACGCTGTCCCGCGTTGCCGAGGAATTGGCCGTTTACAAAGCCGATACCAAAGAAGAACGTGCCGCTGACAGCCTCGACCCAGAAATGCAGAAAACCATCGCTTCCCTTCTGCGGAAACACCGCAAAGGGTGACACGGTGCCGCGGGGGTGGGACCCCGCGGCTTCTTTTTCACTACGCCATATTAACCATAACAACTACACAGGTAGCCCATAAACAATGACATTAGACCTCACCAATAACCTGAAATCCGAACTCGACGAAGCGGCTCACTACTGCTCGGTTCCTCCCGAGAAACTTGCCTCTCTATTTGTCGAGGACGGATTGCGGCTGTATCGTGACAGCCGAGATGAACTCAGAGACAGTATCGACCGAGAAGACTAACAACCTGCGTAACCCAAAGCTCATACGCAGCTTCGCCAGCGACCCCGAACTCGAAGACCGCCTGAAAAAGGAGTCTGAGAGTTCGGGGCGCTCTATGAGTTCGGTCATCCGACTGGCGCTGCGTAAATTCTTCGGGTTGTAATAACACCATAATGACTTCCATGATTCTGGAGTGCGAGTCGTTCACTGCGACTCCGCTCGAAAGCGGGAAGCTACGCCTGGAGATCAAAGCTCCGGTCGAGCGGCCCAAAGAAACACTCGGTCCCCGTGAGGCGGCAGAGCGTCTCAGCGCCGTCTTCGGCCGGACAGTGCAGAAGCACTCACTCGGCTACTGGCGCAAACGCGGCCTCCCCTACACCCAAGTCGGGGACAAGAAATTCATCTACCACGATGTCGCCATCACCCGCTGGGCGCAGGGGCTCGGAACTTCGATCCTGTGAACTCCAGGCAAAAAGGAAAACGTGTCGAGCGGCTCTGGCGCGATCAACTGCGCGAAGCAGGGTTTCTCAAAGCCTTCCGCGGACAGCAGTATTGCGGTGCGGCCGGCGATGCCGATGTCGTCTGCCCTGAGTTGCCGACGATCCACTTCGAAGTGAAAGGCGTGCAGAACCTGAACGTCCTCGCTGCGATGAAGCAGGCGATCGCCGACAGTGCGAAAAGTGGCCGGACGCCGACAGTCGCCCACAAAAAGAACGGCGAGCCGTGGCTTGTGACCATGCTCGCCGATGACTGGCTGCGTCTCGTTAAGGACTCTGACTGGGTTAGTCCAGCAGATCCCCAAACGTCTCCCGCCACAAAGCAGAGCGTGAACTACGACGTGGTGCCTCATCGCACAGCGACCTTAGTCGACTGCCCGACGAGTAGTAATAGTTGTTCCCCTGCCGCTGGACATACGTGATGCCGTTCGGGGTATCTAGGTCGATCAGGTAAAAGCCATCCGCCCAAGCGGTTCCGCCAAGCAGGATAGCTACGATTAGTGAGTTAATAATTTTCATCATACATTAGACGTTGCACATGCAGACAGCGTTCAAACTCTTCCCATACCAAGAGAAAGCTGTAACCGAACACCTCCGGATTTTGGACTCGGTCGGGGCGTCACTCGACGGAACCGGGTGCGGTGGCGGCAAAACCGTCATCGCAAGTGCTGTGGCTGCTAGGTATGCGCTCACAGTGGGAGTTGTCGCGCCGAAGTCTGTCTTGGCCAAGTGGGCGAACACCCTACAAGCATTCGGGGTTAAACCGCTCTTTGTCCTCAACCCCGAAAAGCTACGGAACGGGAACACTGCTTGGCTCAAAAAAGTATCCAAAGGAGGAAAGAAGGTCAGCTTCGAGTGGCAACTCCGCGAAAAGTGCCTCCTCATCTTCGATGAGGCCCACATGTTCGGAGCCTTCAACTCCCAGAACGGCAAGATGCTCGAAGCCGCGGCAGGGAACCATGCGGTCTTGATGCTCTCGGCCACCGCCGCGGAGTCGCCGCTCAAGATGAAGGCGATCGGGGTCAACCTCCGGCTGTTCACAGGCGGCTTCTTTTGGAAGTGGGTCCGCGACATGGGAGCCGAGGAAGGACGCTGGGGCGGTCTCGAATGGAATCCCCGCCGGCCGGAGAACAAAGAACGGATGGAAAGGTTGCATCATTCGGTATTCGCGAACCGCGGATATCGGGTATCTGAGGAGGAGCTACGCGAGCAGTTGCCGGATCTCATGCTCTCAGATGAGCCCCTGTGGCTCTCCGACAAAGACCGCGCTACCGTAAAGGCTCTCTATGATGAAATGGCTGATCCGGATGATCCTGGGGGCGTCAAAAATCTCCGCCAGCGACAAGCCCTTGAAACGGTCAAAGTCCCGTATCTGGTGGAGCGAGCCCAGGAGATCGTTCAGGCGGGAGGTTCGGCGGTCCTCTTCTTAAATTTCCATGAATCAATCGACCAAGCACGCAAACTCCTCGAAGGCGCGGGTGTCATCGATGGGCGGGAAACCGCAAAAGCCAGAGCGGAAACCCAGCGTCGATTCCAAGAGAACGAACTCCGGTGTGTCATCGTCCAGATCGCGGCGGGCGGACAGTCCATCGACCTTCACGACCTGGTCGGAGAGTTCCCACGAGTTGCACTTATTTGTCCGCAATTCTCCGGACTCGTTGAGGAGCAGGCTCTTGGACGAATTCGACGAGTTGGGGCCAAGTCTCGGGCACTGGCTTTAAGACTCTACGCACCAGGCACGGTCGAACAAGGTGCGCTCAAATTGACCGAGGAAAAACGGGAAAACGTAGGAATTTTGAATGCAGGAAAAATTATTTTGAACAATGGGGTGAACACCCATGTCTCATCTTCCATGTCAGTCTTAATCCCACACACCAATGAGCAAGTGCACAGTGAGCACTCCCCCTCCTCGCTCAAGGAAAAGGCCAAGTGCCCGGGATTTCGCAACGACCAAACCAGAGACAAATCCGCCGCCAACCGCGGTGTTTTGGGCCACCTAGCCGTCGAGAAAGAGAACCTCGATGTCATACCACCCGACGACCCAAAGCTGCGGGAGGCGGCGGAACTTTGTCTGAAATACCTCAAAACTCTGCCAGCCGGAGAAGTGTTGCGCGAAAGACGCTACCCGATGCTCGACCAATTCGGGCACATCGACCACATCATCCTGCACGGCAAGAACGCGGAACTGGTCGACTACAAATTTGCTTACGGTGAATACGTTGCCGATTCACCGCAATTCTGGGCCTACTGCATAGGCATTTGGGACGCCCACAACGACGTGGAGAACATCACTGTTCACGTCCTTCTACCCTTTCGAGGGGTCATCGACCGCGAGACGTTTTCTCGGGAAAAAGACTACGATCGCTTATCAGCGCAAACTGCCGCCATCATCGCTTCGGCGAGGCGGGATGACCCCTCGACCTATTTAACCGGCGCACATTGTGCGTGGTGCGCGAAGCAAGCGACCTGCCCGAAACTCTCGTCGCTCGCCCTGACGATTGCTTCCAACTACAAGGCTGACGAACTCGTATTACCTGAGCCTTACGACCCGGCGAACATCACCGATCCGCACGTCATGGCTTTCGCCAAGAAGGCCGCGCCGATTATGAAGTCGTGGGCCGAGAAGGTTGACGCCGCAGCCCTCGATATGCGCCTCAACCAAGGAATCGAGATTCCTGGATTTGAACTGGCCGAGCGCAACCTCCCTTTCAAGGTGACCGACGCCCAAGCTGCTTGGGAAGTGGTCAAAGCGAAAATCACTCCAGAGGCATTTGCCGCCTGCGCCGAGGTCTCAATCGGGGCATTAGAGAAAGCCATCGCTCGAACCGCCAAGCGCGGCGAGATGGCCAAGGCAAAAGAACAACTTCGGGACGCACTGGTTGACGCCAATGCGGCCCGCTCCGAGGGGAGCTATAACTACCTCAAAAAGATAAAACAGTAATAATCACCTAAAGCAATAATACCAATATGGGAAAAGTATCGTTCGATGAAATCGAAGTGACTCCGGTCGAAACCGCGATTGTCGCTCAACCTGAATCCAGTCTGGCCGTTCCCCTCATCACCGACCCCTCCAAGGGTTTGGTCGGCGAGTGGACCGCGGCCGACATCCGTCTCCCCCGCCTCAACCTCGTGAACAAGTCCGGAGACCTCTCCAACAACTTCACGCCCGGTTGCTGGGTGATCCAGAAGGAACATCAGATCTCCAACGTGACCAAAGACAACAAGGAGAAGGGTGAGCCGATCACGGTCATCGGTGCACGGATGGCGAAGCAGTATCAGGAGAACATTCCTTATGACGAGCGCGAGACGACTCCGACCAGGGTGCTCGACACCGCCGCCGAAGTCCGCGCCGAAAAAGGCTTTATCTCGCGCAAGCGCGGGGTCGGCAACTTCTCGGAAATCGCGCACATCGAGTTCTTTGTCCAAGCTCCCGAAGGTTTGAGCGAGGACGCCGCCGCGCTCTTCTTCTACACCTTCGGCGACCATAAGTATGCCCGCGTCATCTACACCGCGAGCAGCACTTCGTTCTCCGCGGTCGCCGTCACAATGGCTTCTGCGCTGAAGGGTCACCTAGCCAAGACCGGCCTCATCGGCGGGTTCTGGCATCTCGGTTCGGTCCTGACCAAGGATACGAAGAATTCGTGGTGGTCTCCGACTCTCCGCTCCGCGGGGCTCGTCGAGGACTCGGTTCGTGAGGAAATCGCAGCACTAATCTAATGGGCTTCGACAACTACCGATTCCGCAACCGCAAGGAGCTTCAGGAGGAGAACTACTTCTACCTCGCTGGCCCTTACAGTTGGAGCGAAGAGCAAATGGTCGAGCGCGTCGTGGCTGACGCCAAGCGCGTGCACCGGAAAATCGCATTCAGCGGTGACCGCGACCGCGTGGAGGTCTGGCAACAACGCTAAACAATCTCCCCGGCGGGGGCTCTTATGTGGGCGTGTGGTGCGTCCACCCGGCAATTCGCCGGCCTTTCTCCCTCCGCCGGGGACCACTTTCAAAATTATGGATTCAAATACTGAAGTTCTAACTTACGACCCGAAAGCGTTCGAACTGGACGCCGAAGGGTATATCGAAAAAACCGCCGAGACTCTCGGCATCAAGACCGAGATGGGCCGTAAAGCCTTCCGGGCTTTCTGTCAGGCTGCTGTTCTCCTCGA